CTTGTAAATAGAAACGGAAGAAACTATCCAATGGCAGTACTCGACAAAGAGGCTGAAAGATACAACGAAGAATTTATTAAGACTAATAGAGCATATGGCGAACTGGGACACCCAGATGGTCCTACTATTAATCTTGAAAGAGTTTCACATATGATTAAGTCTCTCACTAAAGAGGGTACAAATTATATTGGAAAAGCCAAGGTCATGGACACTCCATACGGTAAGATTGTAAAAAGTCTGATCGACGAAGGTGCTCAGCTTGGTGTATCCAGCAGGGGAATGGGAACACTAAAACAATCCAACGAAGGCGTAAATGAAGTCCAAGGTGACTTCATGCTTGCTACCGCTGGTGATATTGTTGCTGATCCTAGCGCACCTAATGCATTCGTCAATGGCGTAATGGAAGGTGTCGATTGGATATATGACGCAGCCTCGCACTCATGGAAAGCTCAACAAGTAATCGAGCACATCCAGCAGGCAGGTCATGATGACTTTAAACGATTGCAAGAAAACAAGGTAGCCGCATTTGCAGCTTTCCTAAATAACTTGTAGATAAATAACTTTTTATAAATACTATATAGATAAATGACTCAATACAAAGGAGTAAAAAATGGCTAATGAACTAGATAAGTTCGCTAACGACGAAATCAATGAAGCCGAAGCACAAGTTGAACTTGATGAGTTCAAGGCCGATGGTGAAAATTCTATGGTTGCAGATCCTATTACTAAAGGAAGCAATAAAAGACCAGCAGATAAGACTGCATCTTTTACTGCACCAGCACCAGGAAATGCTAAGGCTGAGAATGGAACTAAGGTATCAGGAACTAACGGACTAACAGTTGAGAAAGGTAAAGCACCTTCTCGAAAAGCTGACAAGAACGTAAGTGACAAGCCTGTAGCACCAAAAGTATCAACACCTGGACAAGGTTCTGTGAAAGAAGACATCGACGCAATTTTCGGAGATGAGGATCTTTCAGAAGACCTAAGAGAGAAGGCTGAAACTGTTTTCGAAGCTGCGGTTAACGCACGCGTAAGCGAATATTCAAACGAATTGTCTGAAGCATTTGATTCACAATTAGCGGAAGCTAAAGAAGCAATGCAAGAAGAAATGTCAGAGAAAGTAGATAACTACCTCAACTATGTCGCTGAAGAGTGGATGAAAGAGAACCAAGTAGCTATCGAATCATCTTTAAAAGTAGAGATTGCAGAATCTTTCATGGACGGACTGAAAGGTCTAATGGAAGCTCACAATATTCAACTTCCAGAAGATGCTGATTCAGACGTTTTAACAAACATGACCACACAGGTCGAAGAATTAGAAGCTAAACTTGAAGAAGAAACTGTTGCTAAAATAGAGATTAGTAATCAACTACAAGAAGCTGAACAAAGTTTAATTTTTACTGAGTCTACTAAAGACTTAGCAGAAACTAAGATTGAAAAACTCCGTGCTCTATCGGAAGGACTTGATTATGATAATGCTGAAGACTATTCTGCAAAGCTAAACATGCTTAAAGAATCTTACTTCGGTACTAAACCTGCTGTTGCATCATCTGTCGAAGATGAAGACCCTATTGATTTGGACGAGGAAACTCAACCAGTCATGAAAGGTGGAATGGCAAATTATGCAGCCGCTATATCGCGAACTGTTAGAAAATAACTTTCATATTTAAAAAGGGGAAACCAAATGAACTTATATGAAGACTTACAATCTAAATGGCAGCCGATTATTGAGCACAGTGACCTACCTGAGATTTCAGATAGCCACAAGAAATCAGTAACAGCCGTATGTTTAGAGAACACAGAAGTTGCACTAAGAGAATCTCAGGCATTTAGCCCACAGTCTCTTTTAGAAGCAGCTCCAACAAACAGTACTGGATCATCTGTTGATAACTACGATCCCGTATTAATTAGCTTAGTAAGAAGAGCTATGCCTAACTTGGTTGCTTATGACCTAGTTGGTGTACAGCCTATGACTGGTCCTACTGGTTTAATATTTGCTATGAGAAGCAGATACACTAACCAAGCTGGAGACGAAGCGTTCTATAATGAAGCCAACACTGGTTTCTCAACAGAAGTCACTGACGTTGCTAACACTTTAATCGGTGGAGCATCTGGTGGTAACGTTGGAACTCAGCCTTCAGGCGACGACAGCACTTACAACTATGCTGGTGGTATGACTACTGCTAAAGCTGAAGCACTTGGTGATGGCACTGGCCAACACTTTGCTGAAATGGCTTTCTCAATCGAGAAAATTTCCGTTGAAGCTAAATCAAGAGCTCTTAAAGCTGAATACTCAATGGAATTAGCACAAGACCTTAAAGCGATTCATGGTCTTGACGCTGAAACTGAACTTGCTAACATTCTTTCTACTGAAATCCTTGCGGAGATCAACAGAGAAATCGTTAGAACTGTTAACTTGGTAGCTGTAACTGGCGCACAAGAGAACACAACTACAGCTGGTACTTTTGATCTAGATACAGATTCAAACGGCAGATGGATGGTTGAGAAGTTCAAGGGACTAATGTTCCAAATCGAGAGAGAAGCTAACGAGATTGCAAAAGGAACAAGAAGAGGTAAAGGTAACATTATGCTTTGCTCATCTGACGTTGCTTCTGCACTTCAAATGGCTGGCGTATTAGATTACACTCCTGCATTAAACTCTAACAACCTTCAAGTTGATGATACTGGCTCTACTTTTGCTGGTGTTCTTAACGGAAGAATCAGAGTATTCATCGATCCTTATTTCGCAGCTTCAAGTGGTGTACACTACATGACTGTTGGTTATAAAGGTTCATCAGCATTTGATGCTGGTCTTTTCTACTGCCCATACGTACCATTGCAAATGGTTAGAGCAGTTGGTGAGAATACATTCCAACCAAAAATCGGATTCAAGACTCGTTACGGCGTAGTTGAGAACCCATTTGCGAGAGGAACTACTCCACTAAACGCTAATGGCGCATTAGACGATAATGCTAACAAGTACTAC